CCAACAGCACTTTCACCTGCCAATTGAATAACTCTACCTGTAGGAATTCCTTTATTCACATTACTTGAAATTTGAGCATTTAGAAGCAAATTACCTGTTGAAATCCAATCTCGAATAGGATAAATATCTTCATCATTATCACCCATAAGAGCAGAAAATTCTGATTTGCATGCAGCTTGTAGTCTTTGTCCAAAACTCATTTTACCTTTTTTCTCACGAGCTTCGGCTGAATTTTCTTTAAGTATTTGTTTTTCTTCTTTATTAAGTTTTATACCAGCTTCTACTTTAGCTTGAATTATTAGCAATTGTTTTTCATCGACTGCCATTCGTTAGTTCTCCTTTAAAAAGTTCTTAAATCGTTTTAGTGTAACAGAATTTGATTCAATTTTCAATTTCTTTTTTACCTTAACAATGAGATAAGGATAAAATTTTGGATTAGTTTCTTCTAATCCTTGATCAAACAATTCTTGTTTACATATTTCAACTAAATTTTCAACAAAAACAAGATTTGTTTTAGATTCTTTAACCCATATTTTTTTAAGTTGTTCTAAATCCATTTAACACCATAAAATATTATTATAATCTTCTAAACAATAAGAACAAATACCTGTTTCGTTAATTTTTTCTTTAGAGTATATAGCATCACAAATAATACATTTTTCTTTACCAATAGTTCTTAAAATTTCTAATTGGCGTTCTGCAACTGCTTCACTTCCATATAATAATCGTTTATTCTTTTTATCAAAAAAACTATCCTCTAAAATATGAACTTCATGTGATTCAATATATTTTAAAATAATAGCCATAATTTGAGCTGATTTATATGCTTGCTCTCCTACTTTGAAGCTTATAACAAAAGTATAAAAATTATTATCAAAACTCAAAATAAAATCATTACAACTTAATGATAAAGTTTCTTCATCAATTAAATATTTAAAAGCATCCCCTTTTAATTCAACCAAATCATAAGCAATAGCTTCATATAATTCTGTTATGTATATATCTCTTTCTTCAATAGTCATATTACATTTTTTCAGTTTTAATTACTGAAAATCCTTTCTCCATTTCAACATTATATACCTCATCGAAATGATCAGGGTCAATATTTGTATCATGACTAATTGTTATAATACATTTATTTTGTTGTTCCTTATATTCTTTAAGAACTTCATATAATCTATTTTTACCATCTAAATCTAATCCACTATCAATTTCATCAAATACTAGTAAATTAGTATTACATTTTTTATTTTTAAATAAAGCAAAGTTAATAAATGCAAATAATACTGCTAAATCTATTCTTTTCTTTTGTCCTTCACTGAAACTAAAATAACTAAAGTTTTCCTTAAAACGACTTAATACTATTTCATTAAATTCACTATCAAAATTAAATACAATATCAGCATTAAATCTTGTTAAATAAGTATTTAATAATTTATTAATAGTAGGTAAATATTTCTTTATAATAAAAGATTTAATTCCATCATCACTATATAAACTTCTTAATACTTGATAATGTTTTTTCTCATCTGCTTTTATATTATATTCTTCTTCTAAATTCTTTTTATTTCTTAGATGCTTTCGATATTTAGATTCATCAATTTCTATTTCTCGAGCTATTTCTATATTAACATCTTTTTGTAAAATTTCAATTTTATTATTATTACGTTCTAAAGATCCTAAAATAAATTTTTCATTAGCTAGAATTTCATCTAATTTACGAACTTCATCTTCTAGACTTATAATTTCGGTTCTAGTATTATTTATTTGTTCTTCATATTGCTTTTGTCTATCAATTAATGTACTTACATCTTCATTTTTTACAATATCTTTAATCTTTGGACAATCACCACATGCATTCTTAAATATTTCAATCTTTTGTTTAATTAATTTAATTGAAGCAACAACATCACTCTGTTTATCCCTGGAATTTTTAATCTCTTGCTTCTTCTGATTAATCTCTTCCATCTTTTTATATTTAATTTTTTTATTCTTTTGTAGTTTTTCGATTGCTAATTCATATTTTTTATTAGCTTCTTTTAATTCTTTTATTTCTTCATTAATAGTTTCAATTTTTTGTTTAGATTCTTCATCAATTTTCTTTTTAATATTACGAAGTTGTTCTAAATTTTGTTGTTCTTGTTTAATTAATAATTCAATATTATCTATATCACGTTTTGTAATTTGCAATTGTAAGTCTGCTGTATCAATTTTAGTTTTAATATTTCGACTTATAACAGAAAATAATTCAATATCAAATAAGTTTTCAATAATATTTCGTTTTTCACCTTTTGATAAGGTCATAAAACTCATATTTTTTGTTAAAGATTTTGCTGTAATTTGATTAAATAAATTTTCATTATAATTAGATAAAACATCTTGTTCTAGAATTTCTTGATATCCTCTTTTACTAGAACTAACAGGAACAATTTCATCATTTTTGTAAATTTTGAAATAATTGGGATTAATACCACGCTCGATACGATATTGATCTTCACCTTTTCGAAAATATAAACAAACTTCTAAATCTTTTTTGTTGAGAGAATTTAAGAGTTGTGGAATTTTAATTTTACGATAAGGTTTACCAAATAAAGCAAAAGATAATGCATCAAAAGGAATTGAACTTTTTCCTTGACCATTTGTTCCTTTAATACGATGTAAACCCTTTTTAAAATCAAACCATGTCCAAGCGTTTCCATAACTTAAAAAATTACGAACGCCTATCTTTTGAAATTCAGTCATTTTACTTCCCAAACATTATTATCAAACATATATTCTTCGATTTTTTTATCAGCTTTATTTTTAGCTGATTCATAAGATTCAGCATATAAAATACAAATTTCTTTCCAACTAAATAATCTTTTTTTCTGTAAGCTATACAGACCATCATATTTAAAATCTTTTTTTAGTCTAAATTTCATTGTTATATTCCTCTAATCCTTCGTTAATTATCACCAACGCATAGAGCTTCATCAAGAGCTTCTCTATATAAATTTTTTGACATTTCAATTAATGAATCTTTTGAAATAGAATCTTCAAATGTCATACCATTAATATAATTAATAATAATATCAATAGTATTTTCTTCATCATCTTCAATTCCACTAAAGTCATAATCTTCAATAACTTCTCTTAAATCAACAATTTCAATTTTATAATCATTCTTAGAAACTAAACTTAAACTAGAATGAAAATTATCTAATTTGTACTGATCCGTACAAGAAATTGTATAAAGACGTACATAATTTTGTTCTGTTATTTTTATTGCTTCTTCTTCTGTTATAATTTCTTTAGTAGAAAGTCCTGTTTGTTTAAGTTCACCATCATTATAAAAAATTTTAACAAAACTAGGGCAAACTTTATTAGTAATAAACTCTAATTTATAATTATCTTTTAATACATAAAATCCTTTTTCTTCATTATAATCATTCCATGTTAATTGATATTGAGTTCCTATATAATAAATATTTTCGTTTGAAGATTTAGTATGATAATGACCGCTGAAAACATATTTGTAATCTTTAAATATGATTTGATCTAAACCACTATGACTCATAATATTTTTCATCATAGGAAAATTAATCATTTCAAAATGGCCCATAAGAATATCAACCGATTTGGGCGGAATAAACTTTTCTTCATCGCAAATCCATGGAATAATTCCTATGGTATATTTTCCAAGTTCAATTATTTTATTCTCATCATATATAACACAATTTTTAAATTCATTCAAGTTTTCTTTTTGAAAACTATAATCTAATGTCGAACGATAATAAAGATCATGATTTCCAACAATTAAATGTAATTTAATATCATTATCATCAAACCATTTAAAAAATCTTGTTTTGAGTTCTTGTAATATCCATAAATCTATAGTATTACGATTATGAACAAGATCACCTAAATGTATAACATCTTTAATTTTATTTTTTAGTAAATAAGGGAAGAATTGTGTTTCGAAGAAGATCATTTGTGTTTCGAAAACACTTTTAGAGAATGATTTACTCCCAAAATGAGTATCAGAAATTAAAGGAATCATTATTCACCATCTTCAGATGAATTAAGATGGATATTATTATAATTATATGGGCTGGATTCATTAACTGCTTTCAATCTAATAGCAGTTTGGTTATTTTCTTTATCTATAAATTGTCTAAAAGCAAATTTAGTGATTTGTGTAATATAAGCAAAAGCATTATTAGATTTTTCGATATTGAAATTATGAATATATTTAAGACAAGTTAGGAATGCATCAGATTTCATATCATCAATATAGGTATAACCACGCCAACGACCTTTAAGAGCAAAATTATCAATAATTTTCATAATACCATTACCAACATCGTTGGGCATAGTAGTCCAATTTTTACGCTCTTTACCTTTATTAAGATCAATCCATGCAGCAATTGCTGCAGTAAAATCTTTATTATTTAAATACTCTTTTGATTTGGGATTTGCTTTTGCTTTTAATTTTAATTTAGTCATTAAAACTTACCTTTCATTCTTTATGTTATATTTAACATTAACATATACCAGTGTAAAGGTCAATTAAATTTTAATTTTAACTGTTTTGAAAGTCCATCCTTGTTGAGCATATAATTGTTCGCGTTCACGAGCGTGACGAACAGAATGATTAATAAATCGTATAGAATTCTTTTTATCTTCAAAACTAAAATCATCAACCAAATCATATAATTTTAAATAATCTTTATCTTTATGTTGTCTTAAACCACGACCAATTGATTGAAGAACTTTAACTTTTGATTTATATCCACTTAAAAATACAATATTATGCAAATTTTTAACATTCCATCCAGCTGATAAAATACCATAGCTAGCAATAAGAACAATATTATTATTATTTTCTATAATTTTTCGAACATCTTCACGATCTTCAACAGCAGTATCACCATCTAAATATATAATTTGTTTCCCTTCTAATTCATTCTCTAATAAATCTTTTACAATATATCCGTGTTTTTCTTTTTTAGTGAATAATAATAAACAATTACCATCCATTTTTTGAACTAATTTGGATATAAATTTATTTCTTTCTTTATTTCCATAAATGAAATCATTTTGTTTTTGATAGTCATTATTGCAAGTATTATATAAGGATACTTTATCTGTTTTTGGATATGAAAGTAAAAGAGAAAATATTTTAATTGGAGCAATATATCCATGTTCTTGTAGGTGTTTATAATCAGCAAATGTTTTAATAGGTCCAAATGCTCCTACAATACTAAACCATTCAGCACAACCTTCAGCAGGATATGTTCCAGAAAATCCAAATCTATAGCTAGCATTGATTGCATATTTAGCAATAGCTTGAATTGATTTGCCTGCAGCAGTATGAGCTTCATCTACTATTATACAATCAAATTCTGAAATCATCAATTTTCCTTCATCAGTTTTTACAATTTCATTCAGAACTGTTTGCCAGGTAGCAATTGAAACTGTTGTTGAAAAGTTTTTGACTTGACCTCCATAAATAGTTCTACAATGTTTATCAACATTCCATCCATAATCATCAAAATCACCTCTCATTTGTTCAGTTAATTGAGTTTGAGGAGCAATAAGAAGAACTCGTTTATTTTGATAAGCAATAAATCTACAAATAATATAGATTACTAAAGATTTACCACCAGCAGTAGAAATATGTATATTGATAATCTTTTTGCAACAAGCTTCATAAGCAGCATCAAATTGATATGGTCTTAAAGGAAATGGTAATTCTAAATAATCAATAAACTTTTGAAATTGTTCGCGAGTAATTGTATTATTATTTTTAAATGTGCTTTCAATTTGATAATTACCTTTTCTAGCAAATTCAAAAACTTTATTATATAAACCTATTGATAATTCATTTGTTTTTCTATTGAAGAAATGAAGTTTTCCGTCCCAAACCCCTTGTTTATATCTAGGGTCGAAACGAAAATTTGTTGACATACAAGAAAAGAAATTATATAATTCACTGGAAATAGTTGAATTACAATGTACGGTCAACGTAGATTCATTTTTCTTAAATAATTTTATATCCATTTCAACCTTAATAAAAAATAAATTGACAAATCTAAAAAAATATTGTATAATAAAAACATCTAGTACGGCCGGATAATATATTAATTTTCTGAGGAGTAATTTCAATGTCAACTGCAGAAACTAAATTAGATAAAATTTATACCAAATACAAAGAATTAAAAGAACGTGCTGATATTGATTGTAAATTTGATCGTAGCCAAATTGAAAATTCATTTGATACAACTACCAAGAAAATTTGGTGGATTAATCAAAAAACTGAATGGCAAAAAGTTTTTCGAGAATTTGAACGTCAACGTAAAGATCAATATCGCAACACATATGAATTCTATTATCGTGATTTTCCAATGAAGTTAAATTCAAAGGAAGAATATCAATTATATATAGAATCTGATCCTGCCTACATTAATATTTATACTATCTGTCAAGTGGTGAAAGAGATTATCTCATATATAGATAGCGTTTTGGATACCCTTAAAGACAGAGCTTGGGAAATCCGCAACGCTATAGAATATCAAAAATTTATTAACGGTGTTTAAAACTTTAAAAAGCCCATTAAGTTAGAATGAGTTGCACCTAATTGTTTAGCTTGAGTTTTCGAACTTGCCATAAGATCAAAATTAGGTTTACCATTTTTCATAAAGAATTGACTTCTATAATAAACACTCCATGGTTTTTTAGAAGTTGGTTCTGTTAAATCTTTTGGTGGTCTATGGCAAGTTCCTGCTTTCATCATACAAACTTCCATCTTATGCATTTGATCTAATAAAGTAAAAATTCCATTTTCTTCCATAAAACTTTCTAAAGCTAAAAGTGGACTTAAAAATGTATCATATGCAAATCCTAAAACATCTTTTAATGCTTGCATTTTAAAATCCATTAATAATTTAAAAATACTATTAGTAATAGCATTAGGTAATTTAACTAATCCATTTACAATATCTAATAATCCATATTGTAAATCTTGAAATAAATTAAATAATGAATCTGGTAGATTGCTTAAGAAAAATTCGCAAGTATTAGCTAAAGCATTACCAACTGCTCCAATATCAGCTGAAATATTTTTTAGATCTTTAATTGGTGTTTTTAAAATAGTTTTCATAGCACCATTTAATTTATCTAATCCAGCTTTAACAGCTTTATATGTTGCTCCATTAAATGCTGTTATAGCAGTTTGCATAGCTCCATGAACTAATGTAAATGGTAACATTAAAGCTCCTGCCATAGCTAAAAGCATCTTATATTCAAAATATCCTGCAGCACATATAAAATTAAAATCTAATGGACTTTGTGGTAAAGTTTTTAAATTAACTTTGAAATTGCTAATACTCATTTTCTATCCTATCTTTAAAGATCCATTAGGACCTTTTAAATTAACTCCTTTAGCACCTGAAATATTTACAGAACCAGCAGAAGTAACATTGCAATTACCAATAACTAGAATTGAAATATACCCACTAACTTTATCTACTAAATTACCTGAAACTGTTTGTCTATGATCACCTTCAACTTTTAAAGTTTTACTACCACCAACAGATTGATCTAAATTTTCAGCAATTTTTTCTGTTTGGTTAGATTTATAATCATGATAAACATCACCTTGAACAACTTGATTTGCTTTACCATCTATATTTGTATCGCTAGTTCCTTTAATTGTTTGAACTTGATCTTTTCTAATTTCAATTTTATTATCACCTACAACAATTTCAACTTTATCCTTTGATGTTGTAATATCCCAATTACCATCTGTAATTTGTGTAACATTAGCAACTGTTTTATTAACTTTTGATCCATCATCTAAAACTCTTTCATTAGAACCTGTTGGGTGAATAGTTGTTTTTGTAACATTACCAGGTGTTGTTGTTGTGATAGTAGTATTTCCACCTTTATCTTCAACAACTTGTGTTTGTCCATAAACATTCTTTTCACTAGTAGGTTTAGGTTCAGCAATTTTTTTGCTTTGAGTTGATGGTATAAGAGAAGCAATTTTTGGAAATCCTCCGCCTAATAAACTAACACTTGAAAGCATGCTAGCTAAAGGATTAGGAACATTCTTTTTAACAACATTAGTATCTGATTTTAAATTAGGTTCTAATATTGCTTTATCTGGAGTTGATTTAAGTATATCAGAATTTTTCTTTAATACACCATCTGTATTAGGAACATTTGTTTGTATATATTTTGATGTTGATGATTCGCCTTTTGCTCTTTGATAAAAATTATATACAGTATTTTTTAATTTAGTTGCATCTTCAATAACTTTATTTACAAGAGCATTAAATTTAGCAATAATTGCATTTATTTGTGCAATAATAGCATTTGCCATATTTGTAATCATAGTAACAAAATTATTAATTAAATTTGTTGCTAAAGTAGTTAAAGCTGTAGCAAAATTATTAACTGCAGAAGTAATAGCGCTAGCCATTGAACTAACAAGAACACCTATTGAAGATATAAAATTTGTAAGTGCTGTTTGAAAACTAGCTAAAATAGCAATAAATGCTTTTTCAATTTGAAAAGTAAATGAATTAATTGAATCATCTTTCAATTTTTCAATATTATTTGTTGCACTTGCAGTAACACTATTAGCAGCTGCTGATGCAGTAGGAGATGTTAAACCTTGGTTTTGTGAATTAATTTTAGAGATTGAATCTTCAGCTAATTTAACTTCAACATTTGCTTTATTAGTAAAATCTTTAGCAACATTTTGTTGAATATTAGCTGCTTGACCTGTAGCAATAGTTGTATATTGTTTGCTTAGATCTTGAGTTTGAGCATTAATTATATTAATTTGTTGTTCAGTTGCCATATTTTATCACCAATTCATTATAGGAGCATCATATTCTTGATAACCATCTATTACTAATGTTACAAATTGTTTATAATCTAAATATGCAGAAAAAGTATGTCTTATTTCTCTAATTAGATAATCATTAGATTTCATTTGTTTTTGATCTGATTTACCATCAGCATTATGACTTTGTGAAGGCCATTGTAATAATACTAATTGACCAACTCTTCTTTGATTATCTCCTAATGTTTCAATATTTATTTTAAAAATATCAGAGGATAAAAAAGCATAATGATTATATAATTGACCTTTGATTAAATCTTGAAATTTATCATCATCTGTTACTGGATTATCAGTTGAAGGAAATAAAGGACAAAAATTAAATCTTGCATATTTTTTATTTTTATCTGATTCTTTATATCTTTCTAGAATTGGTAATTTCTTTGATAATCTCTTATTTTTCATATCAGTAATTTTATCTTCAGAAGTCCAGAATTTTTTTGTATCAAAATTAAATCCATAAAAAACATTTTGTTGAATACCATTATTAACCATTCTAATAGCATCAAAAGAACTTTCAACATTCATTTCTTTAATGCGACCTTGATATCTTTGGTTGCTTGATAATATAACAAAATCATTTATAGCCCTAGGGATTCCAGAATTTATTAAATAATTTAAAGTAGTTACATTAATTTTATCTGTTTTTAGATCAGTCCATATAATATATCCACCAATTTTGTTAGTATTGAGTGCAAAAGATAAAAGATATTTAATTGTATGAATAGGTGTCCATCTAGGAGATAGAAAATAATCCATTTTTTGTAAAGTAGGTTCAATATAACCTATTTGAGCACCTGAACATTCTGTTGTTAAAATATCTTGAATTATTTCATGAATATATTTATCTTTATATGGTTTGGATACTTGTTTTGTAAGACCGTCTAATAACCATTTAGAACAAAATCCTAATTGTAAAGTATCATATGTATGTTGTGGATTAATCATAGAACCTTCGTCAGTATAGACAACAAATTCTAATACAAGAGCATCTGAACCTTGACCATCTATTGCATATGATAATTTTATAATATCACCAGCAAATACACTAGATAATTCACGTAAACCTTGATAATCTTGAATTGATAATTTACCGGTAATTCCTGGTTGAGTTAAAGATTCAAAAATATCAATAGAATCTATATAAGATGTTTCTATTTCAACACCTTTAATCTCTAATTTTATAAATTTAAGTATTTCAATGGATTGATTTTCAGCCATTAACTGCTCGCTAATATTTGAGATCTATATGACCAAATGATATCTCTGATAGTATAATCTTTTGGAATTATTATATTTCTTTTTACTTCATTTTCTTCATGTAAAAAATTATAATAAGTATTGAACGAATATTTACCTTCTTCATTATAAAGTAATTGAGTAAAAGCAGTTAATTGTTCTTGACTCGCAGGCCATTCAACCCAAGGGTTTTTGATACCATTGAAAAGATAAATAATCCACCAAAACTCTGTTGTCCCATATACATCATATGATACTTTATCTACAGTATAATTTTCTGGAACCATATAATGAATAATAGCATCAATATTTTTTTTCAATTCTAAAATTACTTCATAATGACTAAAAAGATTTTTTAAATCTGTGATAACTGGTTGCATATCACCAAATCGATAATCATAACCAGATACAGATAAATTGGTTAAATAATTAGTTAAATCGACTTTAGTATCTTGAAATTGATCAAAATAATTATATTCAGCCATTGTTTATAATAACCTTTGTTTTCTGATTGATTGAAAAGTTAATGATAATCTAACTTGAACAGGATTACCATCGTAAAATGTTAATACTGAAGTAGCTCCACTACCATAATCTACACCAACATTTATAAGAGCCATTTGTTTATAAATATTTTCGTTTTCTACACCTAAACCTCTAATGCCTCTAAAACTAATATCCCAAATAGCTGGAAAATGTAATCTAGCAATACTATCAGCCATATTTAATTTAGGTAAAATAGCTTTCTTAAAATTTTTACAAATAGCAATAATATTATCCCCTTCTTCTTCATCAAAAGGTACCATATTAAAGTTAAAACTTAATTGAACTGGAGCAACATGATTAAATATCAAAATATCAGTTGGATAACTAACTGCACCTGTAGCTGCTGCTACAGTAGCACTAGTTTTAGCACCTGCAGTTTTTTTTAAAAGTTCCCAACCTTCGGTTTGTATCATATCCAGACCTTCAGTTGCACCACCAATTACATCTTGTTCAGACCAATCTGCTTGAATTCTTTCATTAAAATCGCCAGGTAAAAATAAATCAACCGCAGAAATACCGTCTGCACCAGATTTAGTAACAGGTGCTGGTTGTGAATTTACAGCTGGCATTAAATATGTATAAGGTACGAAATTAACCCATGGCATACCTTTTGTAAATTTTGTTGGAAATCTCATTAAAAATCCTTCTAATAACTTCTTGCTAATCTACCTGGAAAACTATTTGTATCATTTGTTGATACAAATATTTTTGGTGCTTGTCCACTAGTAGAATTATTATTTGTCACATTATTTATAACTGTGGGAGTCTTATCTTTAGCATCGACTTTAGATCTTTCTGCTTTCTTTAATTTAACTCCTTCAGAATTTGAATATGTTTCTTTTGATTCTGCTACAACTTTTTCAGAACCATTATCACCTTGTTTTTTCCCACCTTTTTTCATTTTAGCTAATATTGCTGCTCTATCTTTAGCAATTTGATTTTCTACTTGTTTTCCTGTAGGACCTAAAGCAGGATTACCATATATTGGATATATTTTTTCAGTACCATCAGGCATTTTTTCTGTTCTAGAAGCAATAATACCATGTTTTCCTGGAGTGACTGGACCTTGTGTTATAGTTAAAGAATCATCTGTATAACCTTTAGCTTTTCCAGCAGGTTTAGCTTCAGGTTTAGCT